AGCAAGATTCTCGTATAGTTTTGTAATATATTTGGGTACGTTTTTGTCGATTAACTTCAAAACGTAAGGTTGAATCAAGTCCCATAATTCGTTTAAAACTTTCCAATCTTTAAACCTTTGCCAAAAACTCATAGTAGTCTCCTTTCTTTGTAAATGTATATTTTCCCTGTTTTATTTTTTCTTTGTACCAAGAGATTTTCTGCCTTAAATAATTTCCGATACTATTTGCACTCAAGTTCGGCAAATAGTGAATATATGTAATGTCGATTTTGCCTTCACGCAATTTCTTTTGACGGCGTTGGTCAAATTCATAATGTGTAAATACACTTTTTTCGTCAACGATTATTCCGTACTTTATTGATAAATAAGCATTCAAGCAGCACAAAGCCTCGATTTGCTTTCTTGTAAGTGGATATTTAGTCTGCTTTTTTGATTCGGTAAATTCAGCCATTCCACAAACTGCCAAGCCAATGCAACCCGTATTACCACCACCACAATGTTTAGCATATTTCCCATCATAGCAGTTTACATTGTCTTTCGGCTCATAAATCCCTGCAAAAATTCTGCCGTATTTATCTATGCAATAATGGTATGCTTGCAAATCAGTTTCACATGGAGTGTGTGCTCCTGCTGTCCAATGATTACAAATCTTTTTCAATGATGTCATAATTACTCCTTTTATTTATATCTAATGCAAACGTGAACACCTTTAGATGGTGGTTGAACAGTTGTTGATTTGCCATAAATCGAATTTGATTTTGAGGCATCAATTCTCAAAGTTCCGTTAAATTTTCCTGCTGTGTTGTCAGCTCCACCCTGCACAGTAGCATTACCCTCTGTACTTGTTGCAAAAGCTCCTGTAAAAGTCGATGTTGTTGCTTCACGACCAAGTCCTGCTGAAAAGGCTGAGCCTGTTATGTTTGGTAACCCTGCTGCGATACTGATTCCTGCTTTTTTTGTTGGTTGCAAAAATTCTTCAGTTATATTGTAATCAGGGATTCTAAATTCATCAGAGCCTTCAGTTCCGTCATTAAACTTTGTTCCAATTACTAAGAATAATTGCTCATAATCAATTCGCTTTAAAACAAAACCATCGCAGGGTAAGCACTTCGGATGCACATAATCAATAGGGTAAGTGATAAGCGAACCGACAAACTCTGGTGTTTGTAAGTTTTGACTGTAATTATTTTGATTTAAAGAGTTTGTTTTTAATCCTAGAATTTCCATTTATTTATACCTGATGCATACTTGTACTGTCTTGGCAGGGGGTTGAACTGTGGTTGATTTGCCATAAATCGAAGATGAACGGGAAGCATCAAAACGAACGATATTAAAGCTCCCACTAACTGTTTCTTGATGCGTACCACTTGCCGTACCAGAGAAATAAAAAGCTCCACCAATTTGTGCCATTTTATAATCATCGCCAGAAATATAGCCTGTAATATTTGGTAATCCTGCGACAATAGTTTTGTTTGTTACTGTGCTGGGTTGTAAAAATTCGCCTGTTATATTGTAATCAGGAATCCTGAATTCATCCTGAGACTCAGTTCCATCATTAAATTGTGTGCCGATTACAGAAAAAAGTTGTTCGTAATCAACACGTTTGAGAACAAAACCATCGCAAGGCAAACATTTTGGATGAGAAAAATTAATAGGATAAACAATAAGTGAACCAACAAACTCAGGAGTTAATTGATTATTATTGTAATTATTTTGATTTAAAGCGGGGGTTCTTAAACCTATAATTTCCATTTATTTGACCTTATTTGTATTTAATGCAGACATGGACACCCTGAGCAGGAGGTTGAACTGTGCTTGAATTTCCATAAACTGATGAACAAAGCGATGCGTTAAACCCTGCAATATAGTCTGCTTCGCCACTATTAGAAAGTGCTGCACCTCTGCCGACATAATAAAAAGCGCCTGTATAAGTTGCACCACTTAAACCAATTACACCCAATGTCCCTGTGATATTAGGTAGTCCTGCATTGATTTTATTTCCTGCATTTTGTGTTGGCTGAAGAAAACGTTTTGAGATATTATAATCAGGAATTCTAAACGTGCCGACAGCATCTTCGCTTTGTTTAAATTTATCGCCAATCACTTTGTATAATTCTTTGTAATCAACTATTTCTAAAGAATAGCCGTCACACGCAAGACAATCTTCAGGAGTAAAATCGATAGGGAATGTGTATAACGCTCCGATTTTTTCTCTCGTTAAAACTGTCTTATGATAACCATTTTGGTTTATTTGATTTGTTGATAAACTTAAAATTTCCATAATTTATTTGTATTTAATACAGATGTGAACTATTTGTGATGGGGGTTGTACTGTTGTGGACTTGCCGTAAATATTAGTGTTCATTATTAAATCGCCTGCTTTTTTCGTTTTATCAGCTTTTGACATTTGAAAGACATATTCATCACTCCCACCAGTACTGTGAGTTAAGCAGCCACCATAGTCATCGCCACTATATGCTGATAAATAAGAATTGCTATAATATTGTTTAACTGTTGCTCCTGCATCGATTCTTAATGCCAAGTCGATATTTGGTAATCCTGCCGACTTTTTTGTTCCGAAATTTTTTGATCCCGGCTGTAAAAATAACCCCGTCAAATTATAATCAGGAACTCTGAATTCATCTTCTAGTTCAGAGCCATTATTATAATCTTTGCCGATTATTGCATAGAGTTTTTGGTAATCATCAATTTTTAAAGCATAACCATCACAAGCAAGACAGTCTTCAGGAACGTGTCCGTTGGGGAATATAAACAAAGCTCCGATTTTATCTCGTGTAAGAATTGTTTTATGATAGCCGTTTTGATTGATTTCTTTAGTATTTAAATTTAAAATTTCCATAATTTTTATTTGTATTTAATGCATAAGTGAACTGTTTGAGCAGGGGGTTGGACTGTTGTTGATTTTCCGTAAATTGAACTAGAACGAGAGGCATTAAAATTAATACCCCAAGGGTTGCCCCCACCACCACCTGAACCTGAAGCACGATTAATATTTATTGCTGTAATAGCCCCTGAACAACTTGCTCCATCAATCCATCCCCATTTTGGAGTCCATGTCGCAGTTATATTTGGCAACCCTGCATTTATTATCTGAGCGACATCATTTGAAGGTTGAAGGAATCTTTTTGTGACGTTGTAATCAGGTATTCTAAACTCATCTTCAGCTTCTTCGCCATTGTTGAATGTTGAGCCAATAACCGAATATAGTTTTTTGTAATCAACAATTTTAAGGACATATCCATCGCAAGCTAAACAGTCATCAGGAACAATTTTTATAGGAGCAGTATAAATAAAGCCTATTTTATTCCGAGTTAGCTTGTTAAAATGATAACCATTTTGATTTATTTCATTAGTGTTTAAGGTTAAAAGTTCCATAGTTATTTGTATTTAATGCAGAGATGTACTGTTTGAGCAGGAGGTTGGACTGTGCTTGACTTTCCATAAATTGAATTATTAGGTGTAGAAGATAAACCAACATCAGCAGCAGAATTTGTTCTTGCTAGAACATAGGCAGCATAACCGCTATACCATAGAGAGTTAACTTGCATATTGTTTCTTAATTGTTGTGTTGATTTATTATCAGAAGAAGTGCCATCAACTTTACTCGAGAATTCAAAATGCTTGTGCGTTGGAAGTCCTGCCTCTTTAATAATTCCAACTTCTTGTGAGGGCTGTAGAAATCGACCAGAGATGTTGTAATCAGGGATTCTGAATTCGTCATCATTTTCTACTCCTGTGTTGTAAGTTTTTCCAATCGCAGAATAAAGTTTTTTGTAATCTGAAATTTTTAAAACATAACCATCACAAGCAAGACAATCATCAGGAATTAAATTCGCAGGAGCAATATAAATAAACCCGATTTTGTTTCGAGTCAGCTTGTTTATGTGATAACCATTTTGGTTTATTTCATTAGTGTTTAATGTAAGTATTTTCATGATTATTTGTACTTTATGCAGATATGAACAAGTTGTGATGGTGGCTGAACTGTCGCAGAATTGCCATAAATTGCAGATGAGCG